ACGGCTCATTAACCAGGACGGAACATTATGGCCCCAAAACGTAAAGATAAAGAACCAGTACCAGTAGAAAGTATAATTCATGACCTTGTTGGGGTACAAGAACACATTTTTACCAAAGAAAATGCAAGAGACATGCAAGCCGCAAGTCGTGTATCACTTGCTAAAAATAATGTTGCAAAAAAAATAATTAAACTCGATGCCACTAACGAAATCCGCATTCGGCAGGACCAAATTGCTAAGCTAGGTCTATCGAGAATATCTGGTCAAATCAGCCGGGACGAACTCCCGGAAATTGGTTTAGCTATTATTGCCGACCACGGACTGCGGGTTCTTGGGGGCGAATGGGAAGTGAAATCGGCGGAAGAAGCCACGAAAGTCGCAAAAGTATGGCACGACATCCTTCGTCTAGAAATGGGCGAACCGACAACGATTTCTTCGAGCCAAGATAGCGAAAGCCCTGACCAACGCCGCAATCGTTTTGAAGAACTTAAACTTGAGGCTAAACGTCGTGTTGAGGGTGGGTTAAGAGCCATTGCCGGTGACGCGGGGTGAGTGTAACTGTTGACAAGCGGTTGTTATTGACCGATGATGAATTTGCCTCTTTAAGTCCAACGGAGCAAGATGAGTACCTTAAATTACTTGAAGAAGACCTTTCTGCTTGGTCTTTGGTTGGCAATGACCGGCAAACAAGAGCTAATGCGCTCCTTGGCAAAGTCGACTGGCTTTTATACGGTGGCGCTGCCGGTGGAGGAAAATCCGAGCTTATTACCTACCATGCCCACCAATTGTCGATGGCATTTCCTGGACACCGTAGTTTGCTCGTCCGTACATCGTTACCCGAATTACGGCGAAGTCTCATTATTAGAACGCAAGTACGGTACTCGCAGATTAAGGTGCAAGCATCATTAAAGTCTATTGACAATGTTAAGGCCTGGTGGTACGAAAACGGCTCAATTATTGAATACGGCTATTGCAATCGCGATGAGGACGTAAGCCAGTTTATGTCGGCGGAATACGACTTTATCGCCTTTGACGAAGCTACCCAGTTCTCTTCCTATCAAATGTTAATGCTTTCGGGCCGTTTGCGCACAAGTCGCAAAATGGTTGCCAAAGGCGTAAGAACCCACGTTATGTTCGCTACTAACCCTGGTGACAAGGGCCATCAATTCTTGTATCAGATGCTTGTAACACCCTCCCACTATGGTAGGCAGGCAGTCGTCTACGATGTCAGTAATGGGTTTGAAAACCCGGACATTGTAAGGCTTGTTGAACTTCCTGAAAATCTTGATGAACTTGCAACCTTAGAAATAGATCACGACCCGGATAAGCATTTAGTAGCAGCTTTTGTGCCGTCTACCGTAATGGACAACCCATTTGTAGACCCTGGTTATCGCAAGCACTTATCGATGCTGCCGGAAATGGAACGTCGACAGAAGTTAATGGGTGACTGGGATACATTTTCCGGTCAGTATTTTAGTGAGTTTGACAGGTCGCGCCATTCAGTCGAACCGTTTGCAATACCTGACACTTGGCAGAAATACCGCGGCATCGACTTTGGTACTGCTAACCCCTTTTGCTGCCTTTGGGGTGCGGTTGACCCGTCCAATGGCACTATGTATATATACAAAGAGGCATATCAGAAAAACCTAACGACTGCCGAGCAAGCCCGCCTAGTAAAGAAAATGAGTGTAAATGAACACGGAAAAGCTGAAAACATTGCTGTTTCTGTTATCGACCCAGCCACATTCTCCAATGTTGCCGGATTGGGTACGACAGTTGCCGCCCAGTACAACTCCCAAGGAGTTATCGTTACTCGAGCCAAGAACGCCCGCATCGGCGGTTGGCAGAATATGCGACGTTACATGATGCCTCATCCGGTAGATGGCGAAGTGCGTTTAAAGATATTTACTAATTGTCAAAACTTAATACGCACAATTCCTTTGATGCGCCATGACAATCACAACATCGAAGATTTAGATAGCCGCGACGAGGACCATGCTGTTGACGCGCTAAGATATTTGTTAGGCTGTCGGCCATACGAGTTATCAAGAAGAGAAAAGAAAAGATATGACCCGGGCGCTGAAGGAAGAGTACAAAAGTTTCTTGAGCGTCTAGACCGAGAAGGAAAGCGCAAAAACATATGGAGGTAGTTTGTGCTAGTAGTTGATCAATACATGTATTTGCCAGGCTGTTGCACATTTTGCAATAGCTCAAATTTGCCAACCATAGATACTGGCTTTGACCTTGATTGGCCAAACTCGCCAGACGATCCCAACCCAAGTGCCAATAGGCGTTTGTATGTTTGTGCTGACTGCGCAATCAACTTTGCGGATATGGTGAAGTCTGCGCGCAATATTGAGCTTAAACCTGCTGGAACGCTTGGAGCAATGCAACAAACCATGGATGACCTTGCTAAACACAATGTCGAGTTGTCTATGCGTTTAGCTGAACTTGAGCAAGCTATTGTGGTGTTCAAAGACGTTAACCGTCTTGCTCCGGTTGAAAGTATGCCCGTTCCGGTTGAAGACTTAAAAGAATTCAAGGTAGCTCCACCTAAGGCTATTAAATGATAGTTTTGTCCATAGTCCTATGTGCAAATCTTCTTTTTACCGCTTACCTATTACGAGAGAACAAACGTTTGGTATTCCTTGTGATTTCTAAAAGCCCAGCTGAATTTTTAAAACTTGAAACTGGAATTAAGAAATCAAAGAAAAAAGACGTTAGTGAAAACAGTACGGAAACCTCGTACCATACATGGCGTACCCCTAGCGAAGGAGTAGGTCCATGAAAGAATGGTCCCCACCAGCACCAAAAGAAGTATTGGAGCTTTGGCTCAAGGCTGACCAATACCTTGTCAAAGAACGCCGCGACTATTATCTAAACGGCTCTTACTACCTTGGCCATCAATGGGTATGGTGGGATTTCACGCGCAACCTTTTGCAAGAACTCGACTACGCAAACGATTCCGAGCGCAGTACCCGTATCACTGTAGATAAGTTTGGCCCTCGTACCGGCAACTTGTTGTCTCGTTTGATCCGCGCAGAGCTTGTATTTGAGGTCCAGCCACAAGGCACCGACGATTCTTCAATGCGTCGCCAGCGGTTGCAAGAACAGCTTTTAATTGCTGAACAGCATGACCGAGATTGGGAACTTACCCGCGAAGTTGCAGTTCTACAAACTTTGTTTGGCGGAGCTGCCGCTATTTCTGTCGAATGGGACCCAGACCACGGCGAAGATTATTACACAGACATGGAATCCGGTGTTCCAATCCCTGTTGGGGGAGTTCGCCTTACGCCTTTAGGTATTAACGAGTTTACATTGGAGCCTGGTACTCAAGACCCAGCAGATGCGCGCTACTGGATTAAATGCACCAGTTTGCCGCCGGAGCAAGTGCAAGAACGTTATCAACTCGACTTCTTGCCAAGTCCTGACGCTGAGGCAATGATGAGCAGCCGCGCGCGGTCAATTATGACGCGCCGCCCCGGTGGGCAACCACCTCGCACAACAATGATTTACATTTACTACGAACGCCCTACGCTTAACTCGCCAGGCTGCGTTGTGCACGTTGTTAATAACAAGGTTGTATTGCAAGAAGACGAATGGCCATACCCGTTTAAACATCTCAACTTGCAGTTGTTCCGCCAAAAGAAGATACCAAATACTTGGGTTGGGCATACACTTCTCACCCCAGCTCGAGATATTCAGTACGCTTACAACCGCGCGCGCAGCACCATTATGGAGCACATGCGCAAAGCTTCTAACTCGCGTTTCATGATTCCTTCGGGATCTATTGACGATGCTGACTTTGTTACTACCGATCCTGGTGACACTTTGGAATACAATGCTGAGCTTGGTGAACCGCATTGGCAAACGGCCCCCGATGTACCGCGTTGGATTAGCCAAGAAGCTGCTGAACTTGAAATAGAGCTCGACGATATCTTTCACACCCACTCAGCTAGTCGAGGCCAAGCTCCGGGAGATCGCAACTCCGGTCTTGCCTTGTCCTTGCTTGCTGAAAAAGATGACACACCACTTGGGCCAATGGCGCGTGACCAAGCTAAGGGTTGGGGTTTTATTGGTTCAATGACTTTGGCGCTTTACCGCATGAATGCTGAATCAACAGGTATTAACCGCAAACAAACAATCCTCACCGAACACGGTCAGCCACTAGAGATTTCTTGGGGTGCTAAGGATATTGATGAAAAGCCAAAAGTTGTTGTTCCGCTCGATGCGACTAGCCCACGCAGTAAATTGGCAACGCAATCGATTCTTACTGCATTGGCGGATCGTTTTCCACAGGCCTTTCAAAACATTGATCCGATGGCGCTTGCACGCATGTTGGACCTCCCTGATCCAAAGAGTTACCTTACCGAGCTCGACCCTGATGCTGCTAAAGCTAAATGGGAAAATGGCCTTATTATGCAGGGCGTACCTGTTGTACCTGAGGATTTTGACCTTCACGATGTTCATATCAACGTACATAACCGTGAGAGGAAGTCACCGGCTTACGAGCTTGCCGATCCGTCTATTAAAGAGATTATTGATTTGCATGTTATGGCTCATCAACGCATGCTTATGGGGGATACCCAAGCAGCATTGGACGCACAAGCTATGATGAACCAGGGAATGCAGCCAACTGCTTCTCAAGCAATGACACTTTCTGGCGGTTTGTCTGGTCAAGCCGCAGAAGCTTTGGTAGGAAACCAACCAGGTTTCTCTAGCAATATAGCTCCGGCCGAGGCCGTTGCTCCACAACAAATGCAACAAATGACAGCACCGGAAACACCAATTACAGGAGGATAAAGAATGAGCGACACACCGGATTTTGGAAGCGATACAAACCTGGATTTTAGTGCAGATATTGCACAAGAAGCACCGCAGGCCGCGGATGAACCGCAGGGCGATGTCGATTGGGAAAACCGCTACCGTACCGAAGTACAAGACCGTATTAAAGAGCGCGAACGCTACAAGCCAATTAGTCAAACTTTTGGTCGTATGCACCCCGATGATGCTCAAGCCGTACAGCAGTTTGCTGACGCATGGGCTTCGGGTAACCAAGACGCTGCAATTAAGTGGATGGTTGACAACGCAAAAACCCTAGCTGGGGATAACTTTAATTCGTATATTGGGCAGCAACAACAGCAAGTTGTAAATAACGCTGTAACTCAGGGCCAAGCAGCCAATTTGACAAGTGATCAAGTATCTCAATTGGTAAACCAGCAACTTGCCGCTTACCAGCAGGAGCAGGAAGTACAGCGCCACACTGTTGAGATTGACCAAACATTGCGCGAACTTGGCCTTGAGCCGGAAACCCCATTGGCACATGCAGCGATTATTGCCGCAACCAACCGGCCAGACCTCGATCTTCGTGCCGCAGTAGCTGAAATGGAAAACCAATTGCTACAGCAGGCGCAGTCAATTGTCGAGCGTCGTCGTAGCGCGGTTGCTTCCATGCCAGCCGCTTCACCAAACGGAATGCCAAGTATTACGGCAACAGGAGCCAGTCCTCGCGAGCGGGCAATGGCGCGTCTGCAACAAAATGGTTTGTGAGTAGTTGACAAGCCACTATAAGGCAGTAAACTAATTTGTATCTCGGATGAGGTATAAACATAACGCAAGTCAAAACCTCGCGGAAGCGGGTTAACCGGCGGCAGGATGCTCAAGGTTATAGATAGTTGCGATTAACAAGTAATCAAATTCAACATCACCCATATTCGAAAGGTTGGCTTCCATGGCCGCATCACTATCAACAGTAGATGCAATCCTTAAAGACGATTATAAGGATTACATCGATCAACTCAATAATGCCTTGTTTCTTACATCGCAACTTGAAACCCGTAAAGATACAGTCGTCGGACGTATCGCCCGCCACGCAATCCACCTCGGCCGCTCAAGCGGCGTTGGTGCTCGCGCGGAAGGTGGCACGCTCCCAACGGCGAGCAACCAAGCCTATGCTACGGTTCCAGTCCCAGTTCGTTACGTCTACGGACGCATCCAACTCTCGGGCCCAACCATCCGCCAGGCAGTAACAGACCGAGGCGCTTTCATCGATGCACTTGATGCAGAAATGCAAGGCATTCGTGCTGACGCTATGAAAGACGTTAACCGCCAACTTTGGGGTTCGTCAAACGGCGTTATCGCAACATGCGGTACCACCACATCATCAACCACTGTTGTTCTTGCTTCAACTACCGGTTCCGCAGCCCTTCGCCAGTTGTTCAACGACGGCGGCATGGTTGTTGACATTGGAACTGTTGCAACACCAACAACTGTTGCTTCAGCTCGTACCGTAACATCAGTTGACACCTCAGCTAAAACGTTTGTTATCTCAGGCGCAGCAGTTACTACCTCATCAAGCCATTTCGTATTCCGAGCTGGTGCCGGTGGAGCTTCAAGCAACACAGGTGCTCCCAACGATGGTCAGATTGAATTAACCGGTATCCAGACAATCGTTGACGATACTGCAATTCTTCACACCATTAACCCATCGAGTCAGCAAAACTGGAAGTCATTTGTAAGCAGCAACAGCAGCGTAAACCGTTCTGTTTCTGAAACTTTGATCACCGGTTCTATCATGAAAGGCCTTACCAACTCAGGCAAGAAAGTAAACCTTCTTGTTTCAGCTGAAGGCGTTAACATGGCGGTTGCCAACTTGTTCTTGTCGCTCAAGCGCAACATGGAACAGACTCAGCTTAAGGGTGGCTATGCAGGTATTCAGTACTTCGCACCATCGGTAAGCGGAAAAGGCGACGAAGGCCCAACAGTGCTTTATTGTGACTTCGACTGCCCAAGCAACCGTTTGTACGGCATCCACACCGATTCCCTGGTCATGCACCAGGTTGGCGATGGCTTCCAGTTCATGGATATGGACGGAGCGGTTATGAACCGTAAGCCTGACATTGATGCCTACGAAGCAACGCTTTACTCCTACATGGAATTGGCTTGCAAGCAACGCAATACACACTTTGTTATCAAAGACCTTACAGAAGTAAGTATCTAAGATGGCGGCCTCAGTAGCCATTACCTATGGCCCGGAGGTCGACGGTAGCCGCAAGACTGTCATTGGTGTAATTACCTTTGACAGCTCTTACGCTACTGGCGGCGAAGACATTACTCTTGCCCAACTTGGCCTTACCCGCCTCGATTGGTTAGAATTGAACGCAGGCATTGGTTACCTTCCTACTTGGGATGGTTCCGTTACTGCGCCTAAAGTATTGTTGTACCGTCAAACCGCAGCAACAAGTGCGTTTATCCAAGTTCCTTCAGCAACAGACATGTCGGCAACGACTGTTAGATTCCACGCAGTAGGCGCTTAACGATCGGATCCAACGGCCCGTATCCCCTTCCGGGCCGTTGGATTCTTTTATATAGGAGAAAAAATGAGAGCACTTGATTTAATGCCAGGGAGTACTTCCCAGTATTCTAATTTGGCAGAAGTAACAATGGACGTTTACAACATTTGCGAGCGCATTCGAAACGGAGATGAATCCGGCTGGAAAGGCGATCCTTCGGCAAGCGTTATGTTCAACCCGCTTACGGCCAAATTTGAAGTTTGGTTAGTTGATGGTCAGAACATTCCCTATATTGCAGCCAGCGGTGATCGTTGCGACCACAGCCTGCTTGTCAAGCTAATTGAGGGTGACTGGCGAAAAGGTCATCAACTCTTGAAAGAACTACAAACTAAAAACCGAGCAATACACCAAGCCAAGATTGACAATGAAGAAGACATGCGTATGGAGCTTGCCGACAAATTGCATTGGGCTATATTAAAGGATGTAGGTCATCTTGAAGGTGGCACTCATCGACACACTTCGCTATATACGAAAGGCAAATAAATGGCTACATATTCAGCTTCCAGCGCTAAGACCGTTACTTGTGTTGCATCACAAGTTGACACAATTACACTGACAGGAACCGGAACCGAACTGCATGTTTGGCAGAATTCAACAACGCCTATTTATTATTCTTTGGCAGGAACAAACCTTACGCCAATTACGCCGACTGTTGCCGGTGACAATTGCTACGTGTCGATGAACAGCTACCCTGACGTTTACCAGTGGAATGGCAATGGCGTCGTTATCAAGCTAATTACCGCCGGTACTGGTGTAGTAAACTTTACGTTGCACGGCTAATATCTAGCCATGCCCACACCTGGCAAACTCTGTCCCGAACTGTCACTTGTCCGTGGAGACACGGCAATTTTGACGTTTACCATTACGGACGGAACATCGCCAATTGATATTACGGGTTACACGTTCTTGTTTATGCTGCGAACCGCCCCTGACGCAGCTACTGCGATCTCGTTTACTTGCGTTGTAACCAGCGGAACTGCCGGGATTATGACCGCTACCTTGACTGCGGTTGACGCGGCAACTCTTATTAAAGACACGGCATACTATTACGACGTGCAGATGGTTGACACTGCAAGCACTAAAACTACTATTATTTCCGGGATTACACAGCCAATTATCGCTGACGTATCGAGGGTCTAGTTTATGTCCGAGTACGTAATCGTCGTAGCTCCAGGGGTCATAGGAGCCGGTGACCAGCAAATTACGATAGTTGAGCAGCAATCGATACTTGTCGCAGGTACGGGCTCTATAGGGGCCACTGGAGCCACTGGAAGCCAGGGTGCCCAAGGAGCTCAAGGTCCTCAAGGGTTCCAAGGCACTACGGGAGCTCAAGGTGCGCAGGGTAGTCAAGGCCCACAGGGTTTTCAGGGTACGCAAGGATTTCAGGGAGCAACTGGTGCTCAAGGGCCACAAGGTTTTCAGGGCGCAACTGGCACAACTGGTGCCCAGGGGCCGCAAGGATTTCAAGGTGCAGTAGGAGCGCAGGGTAGTCAGGGGCCACAAGGTTTCCAAGGGGCTACCGGCGCACAGGGGGCAACAGGTTCGCAGGGTGCTACGGGAGCTCAAGGCCCGCAGGGTTTTCAAGGTGCTGTTGGTGCGCAAGGAGCTACCGGTAGTCAGGGTGCGCAAGGCTCGCAAGGACCACAAGGTTTTCAGGGCACTCAAGGCCCACAAGGCCCACAAGGTTTCCAGGGTGCTACGGGTGCTACTGGTTCTCAGGGGGCGACAGGACCGCAGGGCGCGACAGGACCGCAAGGTGTTGAGGGTGGTACAACAACGCTGACAACTAAAGGTGATATTCTCACTAGGGATGCTTCGGCACTTGCCCGTTTAGCTGTGGGTGTTAA